GGGGTAAATTCGCCGCCGATATCGTTAGGCACTACGGCCGGCGCCGGCATGTTTTCAGCTTGATCTAAGTTAAAAACACAATATGATTTGATCATAGCGAAGCTTTTCTTTTCAGCTTCGCCGGCGGCGTTAACTTCGTTTTTTACAATAGGTTTAAAGAATACGATATGCGTTCCCTTTTCGCCTTTTTTAACGTTGCCGCCAGCTTCGCTAATTTGCTTATATGTTGCCCAAGTGTTTGACGCATACATCATGCCGGCCATGCCTAAAATAAGTCTATTGATACCAGAATAAGCTTTTTTACTTACCAAGTTATGATCGGCGCTAGAATCGGCTCGCCATGGTTTAACCCATGGTGTAACGCCGTTTTCAAGCTGATCAATTATCTGGTTTGTAACAGTCGTGTAGATATCGGTTGTCATTTTATATTCCTCTGTATAGTGATTAGCTACCAGCGCCGATCGGCGCTGGCTTGGGTTTAATAATCAAAGTCTTCCAGGCCGGTCACCAGTCCGTCAAAATCCTCTGTCGGGCCTAGTAGGTCCGCCATCATGTAGACTGTATCTCTATCAATATCGAAGTCCTCAGCAAGTGTGTCCAAATAATCTCGCCGACTGGCGTAGCCATTCTCTGTATATGCGTCCATGATTTTATATTCCTCTGTATGGTGAATCAACTCTGTATATAGTGAACCAGGTAAGTACAACTACACAATAACACAAAAAACACTCCTAGCACCTAACTGGTCATTGTATTTTTCTATTGATGCGAGAAGTATCATAGCCACTACAATTACTTTACATAACGTAACCAGTTGCCGCGTTATGTAAAGTACTGAACATGACCACTATCATGTTGATGCATTCGCATAAACTGGGCGCGTGATCCGTGAGCCTTGATCCGTTGCCCTTGATCCGTGGTGTTTTACCCGTGGTGCGCGAACCGCGAACCGCGAACCGTGATCAATGTTTCACGTGAAACAATCGTGGCGCGCGAGCCGTGATGCGATAGTCGTTTGCTATGGTTTAGGGACAATTGATAGAGGATAGCCTGGCTTTATCGTGAGATGAGAACCGATAGCCTTGGGCAATGGTCCGTGATCCGTGATCCGTGGCCAGTGTTCCACGTGAAACAATTCGTGGCCCGCGGGCAATGTTCCACGATCCGCGATCCATAGACCAAGCCTATCGCGAGCCAGGCATTGATAGTCAGGGACAATGAACCACGAACCGCGAACCAAGCACCACGGACCACGGACCGTGTTCCACGTGAAACAATGGGAGGGGTTAGGGTACCTATGGGCTTTAACTATCGAGAACGGGTTATCAATAGCCTACCCCTAAAATGGCCCCCCTTGCGCGGTGTCCGAGGTTTATGCCCGATTTCACACAGTATGTGAGGAGCTAGAAGTAAATGGAGGTCGGGCTTGCCGAAACACACCCCTTTGTTGTATAAAGCAATATCCCCAGGAAAATTTATAAATCTCAAACCAAATAGGCACCCCTAACATGGCCCATGAGCCGGAAGACGTGGAAAATGAGCGGTTAAAGCTTGAGCTGCGGCTCTCGCAACTTCAAGCGCAGGACGCGGCCCGTGATTCGTTCTTCAGCTACGTGAAGTACATGTGGCCAGAGGCGATCCTTGGTGCGCACCACAAGAAGATGGCTGACGCGTTTGATCGTATTGCCAACGGCACCTTGAAGCGTTTGATTGTCAACATGCCTCCTCGGCATACAAAGTCGGAGTTTGCGTCCTTTTTGCTACCATCGTTTCTCATGGGCCGTGATCCGCGGCTCCAGGTCATTGAAGCGACCCACACGGCTGAGTTAGCGGTGAAGTTTGGGCGCAAGGTACGTGACCTGATGGACACGGAGAAGTACGAGGAGTTGTTTCCTGCTGTCAAACTAAAGGCTGATTCCAAGGCTGCTGGTCGGTGGGACACGAGCAAGGGTGGGAGTTACTTTGCTGTCGGTGTGGGAGGTGGAATGACTGGTCGTGGTGCGGACTTGTTGATCATTGACGACCCTCACAACGAAATTGATGCGATGAGCGATCTTGCTTTAGAGAACGCGTGGGACTGGTATCAAAGTGGACCTCGGACTCGTTTGCAGCCAGGCGGATCTATAATTTTGGTAATGACACGATGGGGAACACGAGACCTGACGGCACGCCTGATCAAGGCGCAGACGAGCCACAATGCGGACAAGTGGGAGGTCATTGAGTTTCCTGCCATCATGCCGTCGGGCAAGCCTTTGTGGCCGGAGTACTGGAAGCTTGAGGAGTTAGAAGCGGTCCGCGCATCGTTATCGGTGCAGAAGTGGAACGCGATGTACCAGCAGCAGCCGACCAATGATGAGGGCGCGATTTTAAAGCGCGAGTGGTGGCAGCGCTGGGACAAGGACTCCCCGCCCGCGGTGGATTACATGATTCAGTCTTATGACACGGCGTACTCGAAAAAGGAGACGGCGGACTACTCTGTTATCACGACGTGGGGTGTGTTCTTCCCGAGCATGGACGAGGGGGCTAATATTATCTTGTTGGGCGTGAAGCGTGGTCGGTGGGACTTTCCTGAGTTAAAGCGGGTCGCGCTTGACGAGTACCGGTTCTGGAATCCGGATAATGTATTGATTGAGGGCAAGGCAACGGGTGTGACGTTGCAGCAGGAACTGCGCCGTCTTGGCATTCCTGTGACGATGTACACGCCGGGGGGTCGCAGGACGGGCACGGATAAAATTTCCAGAGCCAACTCTGTTGCGCCGATCTTGGAGAGTGGACTGGTGTGGGCGCCGGAGACGGCGTGGGCCGAGGAGCTTGTAGAGGAGTGTGCTGCTTTTCCCAACGGGGACAATGATGATATGGTAGACTCAACGACAATGGCACTGATGCGGTTTCGCCAAGGCAACTTTATTGCGTTGTCATCGGACGAAGATGACGATGAAACTGTAGAAGATCTTGTGCCGGAGTACTATTGATGGTTACAATCGGCTAGAAATAGGATCCTCAGGGAAAACACATGAATTCGACCGCCCGACAGCGCTTTGCGCAAATGATGCAGCAAGAACAAGCGAGTCAAGCACAAGCGGACATGTTGTCCCAGATGCGTGGTCCGCGGCCCGTGGCTCCTGCTACTTCCTCCATGCCTCAAGGCCAAGCGAGTCGTATGATGGGTGCGGTGCGCATGGCCGAAGGCGGAGCGGTTGGGCCGTTGCCCTCGCTGCAAGAGTTATCAAATCCGAATTATCAGTACCAAGATCCGTCTTTTGGGGCGAGTGCACCGTTTACGCAGCTCAACCCGATTGTGCCGATGTTTAATTTGGAATCGCCTGCCTTTGGTGGCATGGAACAAAGCACGTATGACTTCACGGCACCTAGTGTGCAGGGCGGGCAGTTTACGCAACCCGCTCGCCAAGCGCCTGCCATGCCGGAGTTTACGTCAGCATACCGACCTGTAGACGCCACCACACTACCCGGTGGCGGGGCGAACATTCCTGACGTGCCGTTGTTCCCGGGCCAAGACGCCTTACAACAGACGCAACCAACACAGCCTGTCGTGACGCAACCAACACAGCCTGTCGTGACGCAACCAACACAGCCTGTCGTGACGCAACCCACGGCGCCGGCGCAAACGACTGGTGCGATACCCGGTGTGATTACACCCGAGGAACGCATACGTCGGGAGCAAAACGCGGCTGAATTAACGCGTCAACAAGCTGAAGAGGATGTGCGTGTTCAAGCAGGCATCCAAGCGGAGGCGAGACGTCAAGAAGCCTTGGCGGAGCAACAGCGCCAAGACAGTATTGACGCAGAAGCCGCTAGACTTGAGCAAGAGGAAGCGGACCGTCAAAACGCTTTACGGATTGCGCAAGAAACCGCTGCCAGACAACAAGCCGAGGCGGATCAGCAAGTCCAATCACAAGCCGCGCGTCGCGAGCTAGCGCAGGCTGCCGCTGACGATGCGGAACAAGCAGAGCGTGAGAGACAGGCCAGGGCAGTTGCAAATAACCGGAACAACTCTTTAGTGAACCTCTTCTCCGGAGGCATACGGTCAACACTGGGCGGCTCGGGTTTGCCTGTCTACAATCCCAATGAAATGGTTTCTGTCACGCGGTTAGTGGACGGTGGTCAAGGCGGACAGTACGTGGAACAAGTGCCACGTAGCCAATACGACATTGAACAAGCACGAGCCAAAGCGTACCAAAGCGCCTTTGAGGCGTAACATTTTTTATAAAAAGGTCACGTATGCCAATTGATAAGGCCAACCCCGAGCCGTTCTTAGACATTGAAATTATGGAAGACGAGGAATCGGCGCTTGTCATTAGCGGGCAAGACATGCCTGACATTGAAATCATTTTAGAAGAAGACGGCAGCGCGCTCATCGAGATCGGTGAGGACGAGCCGGATGTCCCCTTCTACGCCAACTTGGCCGAGGTCCTTGATCCGTCAGACTTGAACGGCATAGGCGACAACCTGTTGCAGTTGTTTGACGCGGACAAGGAATCGCGCGCCGACTGGGAGCAGATGTACGCCAAGGGCTTGGATCTGTTGGGCTTGAAGATTGATGATCGCACCAAGCCGTTTCGCGGTGCGGCAGGCGTGGTCCACCCCATGTTGACCGAGGCGATTGTGCAGTTCCAGTCTCAAGCCATGAAGGAGCTCATGCCCGCGGGTGGTCCTGTTCGCACGCAAGTCGTGGGCAAGGAAACGCTAGACAAGACGCAACAAGCCGCACGCGTGCAAGACTTCATGAACTACCAGATTACCGATGTCATGCAGGAATACACGCCTGAGATGGATCAAGCGTTGTTCTACACCGGATACGGTGGCTCGACCTTTAAGAAGGTTTACTTTGACAGCCAGCTAGACCGCATGGTTAGTAAGCTTTGCTTGGCAGATGACGT